CAAGTACCTATCAGACGCTATTGCTATTGACGCAGCAAAGCACCCAGAAGAGATGATCTTTAGGACTATCTAATATGGCTCAAGAACTACGCAGTATTAATCTTGTAGCACCAGCTTTTAAAGGGATCAACACCGAAGACTCTCCTTTGGCGCAGGATCCTTCTTTTGCTGAGATTGCTGACAATGCAGTCATTGACAAGCGTGGCCGTATTGCTACACGTAAGGGCTACGACTTATTAACTAACGAAACAATAACAGTTAGCGATACTACAGGTTTTACTGTAAACGAAACAATAGTAGGGTCTCGTTCAACGGCTTCAGCTACAGTAAAAGCCGTTACTAACGGTACTCAAATATCTATTGAAACTTCTAGAGCAGGTATTTTTTCTGCTGGAGAAACTATTACTGGCGGCACTTCAGAAACTACAGCGGCCTTTACTTCAGTTGCTCCTACAGGTTTTGCGTTAGGCTCTTCAGCAATCAGGGCAATTAAAGAATTTAGAGATAACGCAGGTAACAGCAAAATATTTTCTGTTGGTAACAATAAGATTATCAGTGGCACAACTACATTAGTAGATGAGACACCCGGTAGCTATACTATTACTGCTGACAACTGGAAGATGGTTGACTTTAATGACAGCATCTATTTCTTTCAGCGAACTTATGAGCCTCTAGTTTACAGTAACGCTTCAGGCGCAGTAGAGAAAATGTCTACGCTAACTGGAGCGTCAGGCGCAACTGACATTCCAAAGGCTAACGAAGTTATTGCTGCTTATGGTCGGCTTTGGTGTGCTGATTTATTGGGAGATAAATCTACTGTTTACTGGTCAGACCTGTTAATTGGGCAGAACTGGACAGGTGGTACTAGTGGTAGTATTGACATCTCAAAAGTATGGCCTGATGGTTATGACGAGATTGTCTCACTAGCAGCACACAACGGCCTTCTTATTATCTTTGGACAGCACAGTATTGTTGTGTACCAAGGAGCAGAAGCACCAGCAACGATGTCACTGTCAGACACTGTAGCAGGCGTTGGTTGTGTAGACAGAGACACAGTACAACAGACAGGAACTGACGTTATCTTCTTGTCACATACAGGCTTGCGTAGCTTTGGACGTACGATACAAGAAAAGTCAATGCCTATTAGTACGTTATCCCGTACGATTACAAAAGACATCATTGGCTTGATACAGGGAGAAACAGAGTTCTTCAGGTCTATCTATAGTCCGGAAGAGAACTTCTACTTGTTAACATTTGTCGGTCAGGAAACAACCTTCTGCTTCGACATTCGAGGAACACTAGAAGACGGCTCCTTTAGGGTAACACGCTGGCCCGGTTCTGTCTTTACAGCTTACGAAAGACTGACTGACGGCACATTATACGCAGGGACTCAATATGGAATAGCGGAGTATAAAACGTATTCTGATAACGGTACGAGGTATCGTTTTAAGTACTTTAGCCCTAGCTTGACATTTGGTGATGCTTCTCGTTTAAAGATTCTCAAGAAGATCAAGCCGACGTTGGTAGGCGCAAATAGTGCTACTGTATTTATGAAGTTTGCCTATGACTTTGGTACGTCCTACAGGACAACAGAGTTTACAGTAGGTAACCAGAATCCTGCTTTTTATAATGTCAACGAGTTTGGCGAAAATTCTAACCCACTATCAGAGTTTACTGGTGGTGAACTTACTAACCAACGCAGTTTGAACGCTGTCGGTAGTGGTACAACTGTTGTTGTCGGTCTTGAAGCTGACATCAACGGTTTTGCCTTATCACTACAAGAGATTAACCTACTCGCACTAATAGGTAAAATGGTTTAACTAGGAGCAAGCAATGGACGAAGACGAATACAACATTGGCACACCATCCGATGTCCTTGGGGCAGGGGCCAGCACACCGGCACCAACTGGCGGTGGCAACGGCTTCTTTGACTTCTTAGGAGGCTTGGCTGACTATGCCTCTCAACCCGGTGTTTTACTACCCGGCATTCTTGGTGGTCTTCTTACAGGCGGGGCCTATGAAGACTTAAGTGACATCGGACGGCAGGCAATTTTAGGAACGACTGTTGACGGTGTCCGTATACCGGGAGCCATGGAGTTAGCAGAAACTCAGCTTGAGCAAACACAGTTTAGACCGTTTACTGTGACCACTGCTACTGGTGCTGGCTTTGGCACTCGTGTTGATCCTGTTACAGGCGAAGTTAAAACAACTATGGGCCTATCCCCTGATGAGCTGGCAATGCAAAGACAGCTTTTGGGCGGTGCTAGCGGGTTCTTTACAGGCGCTACGCAAGACCCTTCTGTTCGTGAAGAAGAGCTATACGGACAGATTAGGGACGCCACCATGGCTGATGAGCGTGCGGCTCGTCTTGGTTTAGAGGAGCGTTTAGCGGCTCAGGGTAGGCTTGGTGTTAAAACGGCACAGTTTGGTGGCACACCTGAGCAGTTAGCTATGGAGCGAGCGCAGCAACAAGCAATGGCGCAAGCTAGACTTGGTGCAGCACAGCAGGCACGTCAAGAGCAGATTCAACAGTCACAACTGGGTCAACAGTTCTTGGGGATGGGTTACGTACCACAACAACAACTTCTTGCGGCTACCCAGCCTTCACAACAGTTGGCGGCACTACAACAGCAGGCGCAGTTGCAAGGTGCTGGTTTGTTCGGAGAAGCGGCCATGTCTGGACTAGAGGCACGTTTGATAGCAGAGCAGGCAAGAGCAAACCTCATGGGCCAAGTTGGTACAGGGTTGTTAGCCGGTGCGTTTACGCCTACACAAACTTCTCCTGTTGAATCAGCTATAGGTGACTTTATTAGGGGAATTGGAGGCTAAAATGGCTAAGTTTTCACAAGAGTTTTTAAGACAAATGGCTACCCCTTCGTTTGGACAGGGGTTGTTTACTGCTGCCCAACAAGCAGGACAGCTTCCGGGCCAACTTAGGCAGCAAAAGCAGATGCAACAACAGCGTCAGCAGTTGGCTCAGATTGACACTAATTCACCTGAGGGTTTACTGCAGTTGGCTCGTTTTTACCGACAGCAGGGTGACATCCCTAATGCTGTGAAGTACGAAGAAGCAGCACGTAAGTTGCAATCTCAGGGAGCAGCACAGGCCCAACTAAGTGCTTTCCAAGAACAAGTAGCAAAAGCAGCAGAAGGAGCAGGACTTAAGGACCAAGCAGCGACTGCACGAGCTACTACGGACATGGACGAACTGAGAGCTATAAGCAAGGACGTACGAGAGTTTCAGATTGAGCAGTTGCCTCTGGACAACCCGCAGGTTATCAAAGCACGTTTGAAGATGGCTGGGTTTACTCCTGCTCAAATTACTGCTATGGGTGCGATTTCGGTTGAAGAAGCAGACGACCTGTTGAAGGGACGAACTGGTAATCTAGAGGCTTGGCAGGACACAGAGGGTAAAATTCAGGCCGTCAACGTCAACGACTTTGGTTTAGTCTACAATGACCAGACTAACACATATGTTAAGGCCAGTGAGCTAGGGTTGGTACGCAAGGCTCCACAGGTTCAAGAAGTTGTTGACAAAGGCCAAGAAGTAGGTGCAAAAGTAATGGCAGAAGCCAATGTCAAGAGTTTTGTTGAGTTTAACACCAAGGCTCAAGATGCTCGTGACATGATTGAGTTGATCGACAGACAGACTGCACGTTTAGAAGGCGGTATGCCTACGGGTCTCTTGGCTGAAACAGAGTTAAACCTTAGACGCTTTGGTGAACTCATTGGTTTACCTTACGATCCTAGTGTTACAAACGCTCAGGAGTTTGTGTCTGAAGCAGGTAAGATTGTTGCTGACCAGATTAAAGACTTTGGTTCAGGCACGGGCTTGTCAGACGCGGATAGAGAGTACGCTAAGTTAATTGCTGCTGCTGACATTACCACACAGCAAGAAGCCCTGTTTAACTTGTTAAAGATCCGTAGACGTTCTATGGTTGAGACTGTGAATAACTTTAACAAGGTTAGAACTGCTACTGCAAAACGTGTAGGCGAGCAGAACATGACCAGCTTCCCAAGCATAACTATGCCAGAGGAGCCAGAAGCACCAGAGGCAGAACTTCCCGAAGGTTTTGAATTGGACTAAGACATGAAGACAGCGACTAATCCACAGACAGGACAGAAAATATACTGGGACGGTGAACAATGGTTGCCGCTCAAGACTGCCACTAACAAACAGACAGGAGAAGTCATTGGTATTGTTGAGGGAGAAACATTTACTGTAACCCCTCCACGCCCTCGTGAACCTGAGAGTATGCGAGAGATGATTAGGGAGACTCCAGAGCGTTTTCAG